AATGTCTGAGAATCGTGATCGCCCGAACATCAAAGGCCCCGCGCTGCCTGAACGTAGCGCAGACGATTCCGCGGTCACTAGGATGCGCCAGGAGGTCACGAAGGGCGTACCCGCTACCCAAGGACCTCCGGAGCCTCGCGAGGCCGCTGGCGGGGCTGTAGACAGGCCGCACGGGGTACTGCAGAACTACTTTGAGACCATCGTCGAGATCGTCCCGAAAAAGGTCGACACGAAGCCGATGAACCTGAGGATCCCCACGGACCTCCACAGGCGGCTCAAGATCCTTGCGGGCCTCCAGGGGGTGACCAGATCATTGTCGACTGCCTGGGTCCTGAGGTGGACCGGAGGGTCGCGAGGATCAACAGGGGGCGCGTGTGATGTCCCAGGCCAAGATTGACACGACCTACCAGACCATGCAGCGGGACCTGTTCTCCTCGGGCCTGGCTGCACAGATCGGGATGAGCGCCTTCGGCGTGTGGCAGGCCATCAAGGCCCACGCAGACTTCGAGACCGGCGAGAGTTGGCCAGGGCAGCGCAAGCTCGCGGACTTGACCGGGATGTCACAGACGACCGTAACCGCGTCCCTGAAGACCCTCGAGACGTTCAAGATGCTCCGGGTGGTCGCCGTAGGCAAGGGAAAGCGCAGCAGCACCTACGTGGCCAGGGAGCGCATGGACGTCCGCATGGGGACCCGCGTGCTCTGCACCGTGGTCATCGACTACGTGCCCGCAAAGTTCCGCAAGGTAGTCGAGGGGGTTGCCGAGGCTATCCAGGGCGACCAGACGAACGCGGAGGCCTTCGTGGACTGCGAGATCATCCCTGGGGACGGGTTTGTCTGGGATCCCGAGGCGGGCGTGCTCCGGACCAAGGTCGCGGTGTCTGATGTCCCGAACCAGGACGACAGCTTCCTCCCGCACCTCCCCGGATCGAATCCGCGCATATTGTTAACATAAGTATTAAAAGTATTGTTTCGTTACTCATACCGTTCGCTACGGCTTTTAGCGTTACTCCCACCGTTCGCTAGGATAGGGTCGTGTGAGTATTCTGTAACGCTACAGAGTTATCCACAGGCGAGTTATCCACAGCCTAGCGTTCGGTAGGAGTAACGCTAAATCGAAACCTAGCGTTACAAAAACCTCTCTGAGAGAACCATGAAAACCCTGACCCTTTTCGCCGCCCTCTCTTTGGCTGGCTGCAGCACCCCTGACTTCGACTGGCGCTACGCCGACCGCTCGTGCTCCATGCACTGCTCGGACGCCTACAACGAGTGCCTGTCGTCCAATCCGCTGACCCCGGGGATCCAGAAGCTCCAGTGCAACTCGTCCCTGAAGCTCTGCGCGACGACCTGCGGAGCCACACTCGTCAACAATTGAAGTCGAAAAAGACCCCCTCAAGGTTCCCGTAATGGGTTCCCGAGGGGGTCTTTTTTCAGTTCGATAACTTCTATTACGTAAACTCGCCTTCGTTCCAGGTGTGCCCACAGACCATGCACACCCACCAACAGCCTTCATGTTCGGCAAGCATCATGCTCCCGCATCTGGCACACATAAGTTCCCCATGATTAGTGCAGCACGAGCTTCGTGATCACTTCCTTGAGTCCCAACACGTTCACAGCGAACATCACACCGCCGCCGTACAGCGCCCATTTGATCTGAAGCAGCGTGTCCTTGATGGCCGTCAGGGATTCCCCGAAGGTCTCCTGTGCGTCCTCAATGTCCTCGATCTTCTCGTCCTGTGCGTCCATGCGGAACTCCAAACGGGCTACGCGATTGTCAATTGTTTCGTCCATCTCTTATTCCACCGGTTGTGCTTTGGCGATGATCGCCGTCTTGTCGCTGCTCGAGTTCGTGTCACCGAACCAGAAGTGAATGGTGGCCAGCCAGGCGGTGCCTAGCGAGCCGATTAGGCTGTACAGGATCGCCTTGTTGGCGTCCGGGGTGTTGAGGAACATCATCCCCGCCACCAGGCCGAAGAAGCCGACCGTGATGATCAGGGTGAGGATCGGGGGGACCCAGGAGCGCGTCGTGGACTGCATGGTGCGTGCCCCTTCGACGTCCTGGACCTTCAGTGCTGCCAGCGCCTCGGCATCCTTGAACCCCAGGGACGCCATGGCCACCTGGAAGTCCTGGTCGGCCTTGCGGATGTTCGCCAGTTGCTCCGGGGTCGCCTCAGCGATTGCCTGGGCCACGGTGTCCTGACGCTGCGCTACGGGGTCGTTGGTGCCCGGGGTGAGTCCGAAGACCTTCTCCAGGGCCGTGACCGCAGTGCCCGCCAAGGGACCGCCGATGACACTGGCGATAGTCGGGGCGAGGTTCGTCACCACACCCGCGATAGCTGTCCAACTCATGCTGCCTCCTTCAATACGGAAAAGTTAGCGCCGAGCAGGAACTCAGCCATCTCGCCAGAGCGGCGCGTCACGAGGCCACCGAGGACCTTGCCTGCCGCCTTGTTCCACTTCGGGAACTCCTTGGCCGCCCCGAGGATGTCGCCCTTGTTCAGGAGGACCAGCATCGTCGAGTGATCGCAGTTGCCGGTGCCCACGTTGTACGTGAACGAGATCAGAGCGGCCTTCTCTTCGTCCGTCAGCGGGATCTTGACCACGGAGTCCAGGTGGGCACCGAGGGCTTCCACACGTTCCAGGAGGTCCTGGTCAGCCTGTGCCTGGGTCCATACGGTCCCTGGGCCGATCTTCGGGCCTGTTGCGCCGTATCCAATGGTCCATGGTGCGGCACCGGTCGCGGGGTCCGGGTATGCCTTGAGGCGGCATCCTTCGAACTCCTTAATAAGTTTCAGTGCTTCGTCGCACCACGTCATTGTTGTTTTCCTTGGGTGAAGCGTTAATCTGGGATGATGGCCCGAGAACCCGCGAGGGGTTCCAGGGAGGTGAGGCAGTGGTCCTTCTGGACGTAGTCGAGGAGACGGCAGAGCACGCAGCCCCACCGCTTCCCCTTGGCCGCAGCTTTCGCTGCTCTGCTCGAGATGGTCTCGTCAGGGTCACCGAGGAGGACCGTGTTGACGAACTGGTCAAGGGAGACCAGGAGGTTCCAGAGGTACTTCATGGTGTGTCCAAGGGGAACGGAGGGAGCAGCGAGGGGACCTCAGCAACCGTGGGGAAACTACGGTGTCCCGCTTGGACTTCCCCGAGGATCGAGTAGGCCGTAGCCCAGACCTGAGAACGCCACGCACGGAACGCTTGGCCTTCCTCTTGGAACTTCGGGACGCTCGGCTCCTCGGCATACGTCACAGCCGTGGTCAGGTCATCGTAGTGATACGACTGGGCCTTGGCGTCCATGAGGGACTGCACGGTGTCCGTGAGGAGACGCTGGAGGTCTACTGCGGGTGCTTGGACCGTGGGGGTGTTGCCGGCTGCTACCCATGCGAGATAGGCCGCATAGTCGGAGTTCTGAGGGTCCTTGGGGATACAGGAGCCATCAGAGTTCCTCAGCACAGAGCCATTAGGTTGAAGCGTGTACGTCATATCAAAGCTCTGCTGATAAGGAGGGGGCGCTAATGGTCACAATGACCCCGCCAGTCGCACTACTCGTCGTGTAATACGAGATGTTGTTTACACTGACAATCTCGAAGGTGATCCCCGAAGCATTGCCGTAGGCGATACTTGAATACGCTACCGTAGGGACCGCACGCATCTGAGGAAACGTTAAGGATGTCCCGAGGACCTGACTAGCCCCTGTTGCAGCCATCCAGTGCTTCCAAGTGTTGTGTGCTTGGTAGTACCGCTGGCACAGCACGAGTTCCGTGGCGTACGAACGCCGTTCGAAGGGTGTTGCTACCGATCCCGCTTCAAGTTGGAGGTCCGTGACACCGATGAAGTTGTTGACCGTGGAGGCCCAGTTTGTGGGTCCCGTCATGCAGATAAGCGTTCCCGCTTGCCAAGCATTCGCGTTAGGGGTGCCAGAGTACGTGCCAACGTTGAGGGCCCCAATGCGGACGATAAGCCCTTGAGCGTTGCTATTCGGAACCCCAAGGTTCGAAGGCAAGGATGGGATGAGCACCTTGACCACCTTGGGCACACCAGCTACAGCGCTGAATGTGGTCAAGAACGATTGAGTGCTCGGTGCGTTTGTGAGGGATACAGAGTAGTTCCCCGTCGCGTTTGTCTCGAAGAGGAACGAGAGGGAGGCCGGTTGGCCCATAAGATCGAAGCAGTTATAGCCCTCGATAATCTGTTGGATACCGCCCCAAAAGTTGTTACTCGCTAGGTTGGCCGCAATCGTATTCACAGTCTGTTTGATTGCTGCGCGTACAAGCCCGTCAGGACCTGTCATCGAGTAAGCGGACTGTGTGTACTGCCCACCAGCCGAGTTAGCGTTTGACCCTACGAACCTGTCAGGACCTCCATAGCCCGTGATAGCAGCGCTTGCTACCAAACTGGCACGCTGCTGGACCCTGCAGTCCCCGTTGATGATCCGGTTGCGACCGGCAAGGTAGGCCGTCTGGTTCGTGGCCAGGAGTGCCGAAGCAGCCGCAGCGTTCTGGCTTGCGAGGGCGGCAGTAGCGCTTGTGGACGCGTTACCCGCTTGCGTGGTGGCAATGCCTGCCTGAGTCGTTGCGGTCCCGGCCTGGGTGGTCGCGATGCCCGCTTGGGTCGTCGCAATGCCTGCCTGGGTGGTTGCCGTGGAGGCCGAGGTCCCCGCGTTCGCCTCCGAGGTCCCTGCGGCATTCTTTGACGCCAGCGCGGCTGCAGCTTGGGTCGTCGCAATGCCAGCCTGGGTCGTGGCGATACCGGCCTGCGAGGTGGCCGTGCCTGCCGAAGCGAGGGCGTTCGTTTCCGAGGTGGACGCGAGGCCTGCCTGGGTCGTTGCGATGTTGGCCTGCGTGGTTGCCGTACCTGCCTGCGAGGTGGCCGTGGAGGCAGCCGTGGTTGCCGTGGTTGTGGCCGCCTGGGCCGTGGTGATCGCGGTCTGGGCCGTGGCCAGCGTGGTGTTGGCTTGCTGCGCCAGGGTCGAGACGTTGGTCTCGGAGATCGAGGCGTTGTGCGCGGAAGCCGCTGCGTCCGAGGAAGCCTGTTGGGCCTGGGAGTTCGCTGCGGTGACCGTGGCGACCTGGGCGGTCAGCGTGTCAATCAACTCGTTGGTCGAGTCGGCCTCCGGGGCCATGTTCTGCCCAGAGAAGAAGGAAGTGGTCATTAGTATTCCGAGGAGTAGGCAGGAGCCACAGCCATCGCCGATTGCTCCATGTCAGTCATACGGCCCTGCTCGTCGAGGTCGTTGTAAAGCTGCGTGAAGCGGCCTTCGAAGGACTGCGTACGATCATCGACGTAATAGTCGGTGGCGTAGGACAGAGCACCGTAGATCAGGAGGTCGGCAGCGATGAGGCCGAAGAGGTTCTCGTCCGTGTCGTCGACGAGAGAAGGCTGCGCGGCGTAATAGACCATCACGGTCTGCTCGCCTGCAGGGAGGGAGGGTTTGATCAGGTACGAGCCACCGATGCGGCTGTAGTACCTCGGGGACCCTGGGGCCGCTTGGTATCCCAGGAAGTGCCCGATGTCCTTGTGGACCAGCAGCGTCGACCCCGCGTAGAGGTGCTTGATGCTGAGGAAGTCCGTGGGGAGCACGATCTGATCCGTGGGGACGTCTGCGGTCCCCGTGGTCAGCATCATCTTTTCCATGCCGGGGATGCGGAGGGTGCGCTCAATGCGCGTCTGCGCCATCCCGAGGAAATCATTCGCGAGGGAGTCGTCGCAGTCGTTGCGATTCAAGATCGCCTTAAACTTAGTGCGAATTTGGAGGAGGTTCATTACGTGCGAGGGCTAGGGCGGGACCGAGGATGCGGCGCATCACATCGGGCGAGTGGATGTCGCTGCGGATCCGATTACATTCGGCGCAGCACGGGACCACATTCGCTTGAAGGTGGCCGAGGGAGTTGTCGAGGCGATCAAGGCCCCGAGGTTCTTCGGTGGTTCCGCAGTAGTCGCACGGACGCTCAAGCAGCCTCTCGACGAACGCCTCCGTGAGGTCGTTGCTGAGGCCCTTGGCTTTGTCGGTGTTGCGGTACTTGGCCAGGCGTGTCTTCGCCGGGTTGCTGGCCCCGTAGGCGCGGCAATAGGCATTGCGGCACGTCCTACACCAGCACTGAAGCCCGTCAGGCCTTCTGCGATCCACTGCGAACATCGAAGTCGGTTTCGACTCTCCGCAGCGTGTGCAGAGGCGCATTAGACTTCCTTGGCGGTCGCGAGGAAGTACTCGAGGTTTTCGTTCTTGAGCTTCGCGACGGTCTTGCGGATTGGTTCGTGGAACACGTCATAGCCTTCGCGGTACCAGCGGTCTACGAGGGCCGCAGGGATAGCGGCGACGTGCATCATTTCTCGCTCGCGGACGTTGTGGGACGCCAGGCGCTTGTCAGCGAGTTCTTTGAGGAGTGAATCGGGGATGTCTTGATGCGTCTCGATGATGTGGCCGTCCACGTTGGACTGGACCGACACGTTGACGCCATTGTCGAGTTGGAGCATGAGAGGAAGAAAAAGGCCCCACTGCGCGAGAGTGGACGCAGCAGGGCAAAAGGAATTGGGAGAGGCCACGAGCGGGCCTCAGAGGGTGATGCAAGGGGCCTTAGGGACCCCCGGGGATTACGTCACGTTCGGGTTAGCGCCCGTGAGGCCCTTGATGGCCGCCGATGCGCCAGCGTTCAGGTGCTTCAGCGAGAACTCGCCGATGATCTGCGTGCGGTGTGCATCGCCGGTCACTGCCAGCGGGATACGCGCCCACGGACGCAGCACAGCGATCTTCCAGTACTGCGGAGCGAACAGGAGCGCGCTGTCAGCCTTGATGAAGCGGTTCAGCACGACCTTCTGCTCACCGAACGGCGACACGTAGAGGTTGACCACGTTGACGATGGTCTTGTCTGCCGAGCCGTCGAACATACGCGTACGGCCAGCAGCTGCCGTGAAGCCTGCGACCAGCAGCGAGTCAGCGGGCTTGATCATGAGGATCTGAGCTTCGCCGCCGCCTTCGTACAACTTCTGGTTAGCCGACAGCACGTCGTTTTCCGACAAGGCAGCCGGGGTTGCCGTGTGGTCGACGATGTTGCCTGCAGCGATCAGTGCAGCACCCGAGGCACCATTGCCGAACACGTTGCCGAACTTGCGGGCCGTGGTTTCGTTACCGACTGCCGCGTTCTGTGCCACGCCCAGGAGCGTGTATTCGAATTCGCGCTTCAACTCGCTCGACTTCTTCGAGAGTTGCAGGGCCGTTTCCTTGGCGCGACCATACGTGCTCACGGTGTCGGCCGTGTTCGACACGCGGACGGTCTTCGTCAGGATCTGCGTGTAGTTCGAACGCATCGTGGTCGGGTTCAGCGTGCTGTCCGAAGCGTCCGCGCCTTCAACTGCAGCGTTCGCGCCGACTGCAGCCAGCGAGTCTTCTTGCCACTGGAACAGCGTGTTGCTGACGTTCTCGGTCTTGACCAGCGTCTGGAACGGGGTGTTCGTCGGGCTGATGTTCGAGATCACGTCCGAGATGTCTTCCTTGATGCCAACTTGGTCGTACGTCTTGAATGCGGTGTTGCTCATGGTGTGTAATCCTAAATAGAGAAGAGGTTCGGGCCGGTTTCTTTACGGCCCATGGAGACTTGAGAGAGGGTTTAGACCGACCAGCGCGAGAGGAACAGGTCAGCGGCATCGTCGGTGGATCCCGAGCGTTGTAGGCGCTGCTTGGCCTTCGCGGTCTTGTCGACCTTGTTGGAGGCGGTGGTGACAGCCTTGGTGGTCTTGAGGACCTTGGCGGGCGTCTTGTTGACCTTCTTGGTCACAATCGTCTTCGCCTTGTCGAACTGCATGGCCTTGTACATCATCTCGAGGGCGAACTTGTCGACTACTCCGTTGACGATGTGCTCCGGCATGCCCTTCGAGACTGCGTACTGGCGCACGTCCTCGTAGGTCTTCGGGTTCCAGCCAGGGACTTCCTTGGTCAG